GAAGCTATCGATAATGAGATCATGAAGTTTCAGGGATCTTTAGAGTATTGGAAAGCTATTAGAAAGAATATTAAATGAAGTTAGAATTAGTAATACCAACATCGTTAAGTGAGATCCCTTTGATGCACTACCAAAAGTACATGGTAGTTGCTTCGAATAAGGATAACTCAGACTTGTTTATATCTCAGAAGATGATAGAGATATTTTGCGGCATAGAATTAAAGAGTGTTGTAGATATTAAGCTGTCAGATGTAATTGATTTGGTTACTCATTTCAAAGGATTATTCGATAAGAAACTAGAACTAAAGAAGACATTCGAGATACAGGGCGTAAAGTTCGGATTCATTAATGAGCTAGAAGATATCTCATTCGGTGAATACATAGATCTAGAGTCTAACATTATAGATGTACAATCATTCCATAAGGCAATGGCTGTTATGTACCGACCTATTACGAGTCAGAAAGGGGATAAGTATACTATCGAGAAATACAATGGCACAGCGAACTATGCTGACTTGATGAAGTATGCACCACTTGATGTTGTACTTCCTGCATCGGTTTTTTTTTGGAGTTTAGGAAACGAGCTATTGACGGCTACCCTGTCTTATTTAGAGAAGCAGATGACGAAGAAAGCCAAAACGATTTTAGCGAAACAACTCAATTTGGAAAGCAGTGGGGATGGTATCAATCAATATATCAACTCGCTAAAGGAGACATTACAAAGTTTGAAAGAGTTACAAGAACGGGACTTTTTGAGTGCTTAACAATGCTGACATTTGAAAAGCAAAAGACTGATATAGAAAATAGACAATTAAAACGACAACATGAAAGGCTACTTTGATTTAACAACTTTACTAAACAACCTATTGATTGGTGATCCTTTAATTAACCAAACCACGAAGGGAAGTTTAGATAAGATTACCAATGCTAAGAAGGATATGTATCCGTTAGCTCATGTTATGGTAGACACTGGGCAGTTCGAATCCAATACGGTTAGGTTTAGTGTATCGGTTATTGTAATGGATATAATTAACTACACTAAGGATAATTTGGAGGATCTATATTATGGTAATAATAATGAAGATGATGTACACCACCAAAGTGTAGCAAGTTGTCAGAGGTTGTTTGAGCAGTTAAGGAGAGGTGAATATAGCAGAGAATACTCGATTGAATCTGATAGCGCGACATTCGAATTATTTACTGAGAGATTTACGGACGATGTAGCTGGATGCACTATGACATTCGATGTTACAATGGCTAACCAAATGACTATATGCTAAACGTACAGGAGGAGTTAGATAAGTTTAAGAGGTATGTAATAGCTAAGTCTAAACTAAATCTAAAAGAACAGGATAGAAATGTAAGTAGTAAGCTATACAACTCTATTAAAGGTGAGGCTAAAGCAATGCCGAATTCTTTCTATCTTAACTTTCAGATGGAAGAACATGGGCAGTATTTAGATAAGGGGGTTAAAGGTAAGAATTCAAGTGCTAAAGCGCCTGACTCCCCATTTAAGTTCGGTAGTGGTAAAGGTAAGAAAGGAGGATTAACTCAGGGTATACAACGATGGGTTAAGGCTAGGAGGTTTCAGTTTAGAGATAAGAAGAGCGGTAAGTTTATGTCATACGAATCTACAGCATTCTTAATCACTAGGTCTATATATTCTAAGGGAACTAAACCGTCACTATTCTTTACAAAACCATTCCAAAAATACTTCGAGAAATTGCCACAAGAATTAATCGTTAAATACGGATTGGACGTTGAGAAGTTATTTAAGCATACGATTAAACAACCGAAGTAATGACGAACATATTTGTAAGAAGTCCATTTGTTATCTCAGTAAACGAGGCAAGTCAGATAGGCAGTAAGATAGAGATATATTTGTGGAATGGTACGGGATCTGCTCCTAGTACACCACAATATACTTTAAGTAAATTAATCCCTTCAGATACAAATACGAATACTGGCTATGACATATCACCATATGTTAGAGAGTATTTATCTCATGTTGCTACACAATCACCTGTAGCTTTATCAACTTCATTCACTAATTTAGCCACTACCCAATGGTGCAATGTGAAAGTACAAGCGTTTAAATTAGTTGGAGCTACATATACACTAGTTGCGACACATGAAAGATATGCATTCGATGGGTATTCATTCTACGAGTCAGGTTATAACTTTGATCATGGTAGATTCTTATTAGAGCAGAAAGAATACTTTTACAATGAAGATGCTGCCTATGCTGGTGAGGTAGCTTGTTATTTGAATTCAGGTGAGAAGGTAAGATATAGAACTGACAACGCAGTTTCATTAGCCACCGCCACGATAAATTCTACAACTATATTCGGTGGGTTTAGAAAGATTACATCGGTGTCGGTGTCAGGAAATTACACAACAATAGCACAACTAGGAGAAGCTTTATATTTCACTTATGAATATGAGGCTGGGCAACCGATAACATCTTGGACAGGTACTATTTTATCTTCAGTATATAATTCAGGAACAAACATAACGACAATAACACCTGATTTCGGTGGTACTGATGTAATTATTGAAGCAGGACTAGACAATGTGGGTAATAGAACAGTAACTATTGGCGAAATTACAACATTCACAGTACCATCTAGTGGGTGGTTTACTATCCCAAGAGTTTATAATGGGTCAAGTGAACTTAAAATATATAACTCTGCGCTTAGTACATTATATGCATCGTGGACATTTACTCCTATTTGCGAGCCTAAGTATACGCCTGTAGTAATTGACTTTATAAACAAGTATGGAGCATGGCAGCGAGAGTTCTTTTTTAAGGCGTCTAAGACTAATATAGCTATCGAGTCGAACGATTATAACGTAATGCAAAGTTCTACTAACTACGATGTATTACAAGGTCAAAAAAGATCGTTCAACACTAACGGGATGGAGACAATTTCGGTAAATAGTGGGTATGTTAATGAAGATTTTAGCTCGAATATAAAACAGCTTCTAATGAGCGAACGTATATTGATCGATAATAAGCCTGCAATATGTAAAACAAAGTCATTAGAGTTGATGAAAAACATAAATAATCACCTAATAAACTATAATTTAGAGTTTGAATTTGCCTATAATTCTATAAACAACGTGATATAATGAAGAGAATCGTAGATGTATATGTAGAAAGTATCAGCGGAAGTGGTGACTATTCTAAATTAGAGTTATTTAATGATGAGAAAATTGAGCTTACAAGTAGTATTCAGAATATACAAGACATTTCTAAAGTGTATACTGACTTTACACAGTCGTTTACAATACCAGCAAGTCCTATTAATAATGCAATACTACACCATTTTTACCAATCGGATGTAGATATAGCGACTACTAATGGTGAATATCAATGGAATTTTAACTTTAGGATTAGAGCAAAAATAGAAGTTGGATTGACACCATTTAGAACTGGAACTATAATGGTTGAAAAGTCTGAGATAAAGAATGGAAGACCTGATAACTATACGATCACTTTCTATGGTGATTTACTTACACTTAAAGATAAGTTTGGAGAGGCTAAGTTAAGTGATTTAGATTTACTTTCCTACAACATAAATTATTCAGCATCTGAGATAATTAGTAGGGTAACTAGTAGCACACAGCAAGATGTGATGTATCCATTAATTAGTTCTAAAAGATATTGGACTTATAATGACAACACTAGCACTGATATTAAAACAAGTTCTGGAGCTATTGTTTATGATGAATTATTTCCAGCAATTAAGGCTTCCATATTATTTGATTTAATTCAAAGTAAATTTGGAGTAACTTTTAACTCTAGTTTTTTCAAGTCAACAAATGAGAAATGGGATAAAATATATCTATGGTTAAAAAATGAAGAGACTTATAAACCGATAACTAGTGGTGCGTTTGCTGATATGACATACCCAAGTAGTGGAACAAAAACAATCCCTTCTTACAGCACATCAGTAGCTACATTCCCATCGCGCGCTGGTTTTAATTTTGATTTATCTAATAATACCATAACTTGTCAGAACTTAGATTCAGGTAATGGGTTTACTTCTAGAATCACATCTGCAAAATTTCTTGTAACAGTTAGTAATTTATCCAATGAGAATATTGTGTATTACATAGACTTGTATAAGGATGGAAAGATAGTAGAAACCTTCTCTTACATAGGAGCTGTAACAGGCGCTATCATGTACACGTTTAAAGCAACTGATAATGGGAGCAAGTTTTTTGTTATTGTAAGGACAGCTAGTCCATTATCAATAACTTTAGAAGCTGCTATATATTATCCTACCTACAATAATTTCTATCAAGGGATTTTGTTTAGTCCTATCACAACAACATCAACATTGGATATTTCATCTAAAATGCCTGACATTAAAATTGCAGACTTCTTTAGTGGGATATTAAAGATGTTTAACGCTACTTGTTATGCAACGGATACCAATACATTTATTGTCGAGCCATTAGATTTATGGTACAATAAAGGAGCTATATATGATATAACTGAATATACCGAGACGGATTCTATAACTATTGGAAAACCTAGTATTTATAAAAAAATATCGTTTCAATTTGAAAAGTCTGAGTCATTTATGAATCGTAATTTCTATGACACTAATGTTGTAGATAGAGAGTATTCGAACACATCAACTGAGTTATTAAATGAAGGTTCGGAACTTACTATTAAATTACCATTTGAAAGTTTGTTAATGGATAATAAAAATGTAGATGATTTCCAAGTAGGATATTGTTTAACTAAATTTCCTGATTATAAACCATATATTCCTAAGCCTGTATTTATTTATTATAATGGTAGAATAAATGATTCTTTATATTTAAATAATGGATCAACTTCAACTTTGTATACTGACTTTAATATATTTAGTAACGCATTAGATATTTCAGGGGTTAAGTATTCGTTAACATGGCATCCTGAGAATGATGTTAAAACACCTAATCTCCCATTAACCAACAACTTGTATTCTTTATATTACCAAGACTATTTAGAAAATATATTTAATCCTAAGTGTAGGTTAGTTAATGTTAAAGCACACTTCCCCTTGTCATTGATTACTAAACTAAAGCTAAATGACAGGCTTATAATTAGAGACAAGAGATATATTATTAACGAGATTAAATCTGACATCACAAGTGGTCAAGTTGACTTATCATTATTAAACGATTTCAGACCTATGGTTAACAATGCTGTGATAGATACAGTTGTTATAGATGATATCGGTGGCACATTTCCTATTGATTGGGGGTTAGCAAATGGGGTTAGTTCTGCTGCATTTTCTAGCCCAATAAGTGGAGTTTCATTCTCACCATCTACAATAACTGAAAGCACAACAATAGATATTACTATTCCAGCTAACACGAACACACCTACACCAATAGTGTTAGAGTCAGGAACGGATACATTAATTACGGAAGAGGGATGGGGAATAGTGAATGAAGAGGGACAGGGTGTAGTTATTCCAATTTATGCAACGAACACAAATTTTGATGGAACAACAAGTATTTACGATTTTTATTTAACACAAGCATGATCGAACAAATTATAGCATTGCTCAAAGTAGATAATTTCTACGGAGTGAGTGAAAATATAGACATTGCAAAGGGTAAATATTTACTTTCAACATCTATAATTACAAACTACAAACAAGGCAAACGAGAGTTATTATTGAAAGCAAAGCAACATGGCAGAAAAGAAAGTAATTGAACTAGAAGTAAAGACAAATGCGCAATCTCTTAAGTCACAGCTAAGAGAGGCGCAGAATGAAGTACAAGCACTTTCTGACAAGTTTGGAGCTGCTTCTGCACAGGCAATTAATGCTGCTAAACGTGCTGCTGAATTAAAGGATGCGATAGCTGATGCTAAGGATTTGACTGATGCGTTCAATCCAGATGCTAAATTCAATGCATTAAGCTCATCTATTGGTGGGGTTGTCAGTGGGTTTGAAGCATATGAAGGTGCGCTAGGATTGGTTGGTGTTGAGAGTGCGCAATTACAAGAGCAACTTCTGAAGGTGCAATCTGCTATGGCATTGTCTCAGGGCTTGCAAGGATTAGGCGAAGCTAGAGATTCATTCAAACAATTAGGAGCGGTTGCAAAGAATGTATTCACAAGTATCAAAGGTGCGCTTGGTGCTACAGGAATAGGTTTGCTAGTTATTGCTGTCAGTGCGCTTGTAAGTAATTGGAAAGAGTTAACAGGATGGGTTGAGAAATCATTCCCTTCATTCAAAAAGATTGGTGACTTTTTTAAGAATTTTAGTCAGGTTGCAAGTGGTACATTAGATGCTGTAATTGCAGGATTTAAAACGGTAGCTAAAGTTATTGGTGATGTGTTCAGGGGTGACTTCTCGGGTGCTTATGAAGATGCTAAAAAAGTAGGATCAAATATCGCGAATGCTTACAATAAAGGATTTGAAGAGAAAGATAAAGAGATCAAACAAAATGCGTTCTTAAAGAGTAGGAAATTTGAACTAGATTTATTAGAGGCAAAAGGAAAAGATGTAGCAGATAGACAGCTACGTTTGATGGGTGCTGAACTTAAGATGCTTGAGAAAGGCAGTGAAGAGTACAATGCTAAGTTAATTGAGATTGAAGAGGCTAGGACAAAGATACGTGAAGATGCTGCTGAAAAACAAAAAGTAATTGACGACAAGAAAGCCGAGGAAAAGAAAAAGGCAGATGAGAAGGAAAAGGAGAGGATTAAAAAAGAAAAGGATGACGCATTAGCAAATAATATTGCTCAACAAGATTTAGTAGAAGAACAGTTACAGGCAATTGAAAATGCTGAGAATGAATATTACAAGAATAAAAAAACAGCGCGTCAACAAGATTTAGATGACGTAAATAATAAATATTTTCAGTTAATTGAAACTGCTAAACAAAACAATATAGACACGAATATTTTATTAGAGGCTCAATTAAAAGAAGAGCAAATTATAAAAGATAAATACAAAAAAGACGCGTTAGAAAAAGAAGGTCAAGCCTTATATAATTATTACCAAGGCGTAATAAAAACTAATAAACAAATAAGAGATGACGATAAATTAACAGCAGATGCTAAATTTAATACGGTTAAAAACTCTCTTAATGTAATTGGAGATTTAGCTACTGCATTTGCTGGGAAATCTGAAGCTCAACAAAAGAAAGCATTCGAGATTCAAAAAGCTGCTAATATTGCAGGTGCTGTTATTGACTCTATACGAGCTACAATGGGTGCATGGAAAAGTGGTAACGTAATAGGTGGTCCCGTTCTAGGTGGTATCCAAGCTGGACTTGCTGCTGCTAGTGGAGCTATAATGATTAGAAAACTAGAGCAACAAACTTTTAAAGGTAAAGGAGATACAACTGCACCAATGCCAAGTGCTAGTGGTGGCGGTCAAGCTAACCAAGTTATAACACCAAACTTCAATATTATTGGTAGCCAAAATCAAACGCAATTAGCGCAATTAAATCAAGCACCGATTAAAGCTTATGTTGTAGGTTCGGATGTTACGACACAACAAATGTTAGATAAGAAAAAAATACAAAATGCGACATTATAAGTTATAATAATATGGAAAAGTTACAAAATATAGAACTTACAATTAAGGACGAACAAGAGCAAGGAGTGTTCGCAATTAGTTTTGTCGATCGTCCTGCTATTGAGGAAGATTTTATTTTGCTTTCTGAAATGGAAGTTGAAATGAAAGTAATCGATGAGGGGAAACGTGAGGTTATTGGGCTTGCATTAGTGCCTGAAAAGAAGATCCTTAGACGCATAAAAGATAAAGAATTTACGGTTTCATTTAGTGCTGAAACAATTGCTAAGACTCAAGAGCTTTACATGAAGAAATTGTACGGAAATAATGTTACGGTGGATCATGCAGAAAATGTAGATGGTGTAGCATTAATTGAGTCTTGGATTGTTGAAGATGTTAAGAATGATAAATCTAATCTATATAAACTTAATGCTCCAGTTGGTGCTTGGGTTGTAAAGATGAAAGTTTACAATGAGGAAGTTTACCAAGGGATTAAGGATGGTAAGTTTAATGGATTCAGTATCGAGGGTAAATATGATGGATTAGAGCAACTAGAAATGCAAGATGATATTATGAATGAGATTAAAGAACTACTTGGTAGACTATGAGTGAGATTCCATATTTCGTACGATACAAAGATGTAACTAGCTTAGATAGTACGGATAGTATTTATTTGGACGATGCTACGAGTGATGTACCTAAGAAGATATCACTTACCAATTTCATGGATGGATTACCAAGTACTTACACAACTAACAATACGATCTTAAGTGGTGGTGTAAATAATCAAGATGAGGACGTTCCACAATTGATAGGTGGATTAAATGGAGTTTCTAAAAATTCAAATACTATAAATAATGGCTAACGAAACAAGAAGGATAATAATTAAAAAAGGTACTGGCGCACCAACTATTCCAAGCAGTTCAGACCATACGGATGGAACTTGGTTAGCTAGTGATATTTACGAAGGTGAGTTATATTTAGATACAGTAAACGGATTAAACTATACACGTTATGATAACACGATTGTTGAATTATTTCCAACGTCTACAGGATTAGCTGGAAATGAGTTTGTATTTGTTTTTTCTAAATTAGATTTACCTACTCCAGTTAGTGGTGTGATTACATTAGCTAATAACTATACATACTTCATTACAAAGACAATTGATTTAACAGGAGATCGAATTGTAGCTGGTGTAAATAGCGTTATTATCGGTGGATCTTCTGAGAATTGTATCCTTAAATCTACAGGGTTAAGTTCATCGACTGCTTTGATTACATCGGTATATTCGTTACCAATTAGGAATATTACAATTACTCACGGCACTGCATTAAATCTAGATGGTGATGGAACTACTACAGCCTTAGATTGGTTCGGTGTGAATTTTACGGATTGTGCAACGGTTGGAACTATTAAAGACTATACAAACTTTGTGATGTCAGATAGTGCATTTTTAAATAGTGGTAACTTAACTTTTGATGGTACGATTGGAACTATTGGAATGAGTAACTGCTTGTTTGATTGCGCTACAACTTCGACTGCTTTAATCCTTCCAAGTACACTAACTGTGAGTAGAAGATTTAGAATCATATATTCTTCATTCGTAGTGTTGAGTGGTGAAACAGGAATAAGTGTAGATGCAAGTGCTGTTATTTCAAGTGAGAGATACATACTAGATACCGTTAATTTTAGCGGTGGTGGAACGTATACTAGTGGTGTGACATATACGGATAACAAGGCATTGTTTGTGAATTGTGTGGGATTAACAAATACATCTACAAAAGGCTTTATGTATATGCTTAACAATACAACCGATACTAGTATCGGAGTATCAAACGTGAATGTTTGGGTTAAAGCTACGGGTACAACTACTTCGGGAACTAATTCAAAATTTACACATACAACAAATAGACTTACTTATAATGGAGCATTTACAAACTCATTCTTAGTAACGTTAAATGCAACAGTTAGAAGTGCTGGTACGAATCAATTAATTAGTATTGGAGTAGCTAAAAATGGTACTGCAATAGCTGAAAGTGAGGGGATAGTTAGAACTACAACATCCAACGTAGAGCATGGAGGAAGTACACAAGCAGTTGTGGAAATGGTTGCAAATGATTATGTGGAACTATTTGTAAGAAATACAAGCTCAACGGATATAAGAGTAACTGACTTTAATTTTAATGTAGTAAAAATACCAGTATAAACAAATAAATAACCATGGAAAAGAAACCAAGAAGAAAAAAAGGATGCTTAGGTAAGGATGGAAAATACTCCATTGCTAACTGCGAAGAGCATAATGTGCAAGGAATTGGACGTGAGTCAGAACAATCTACAGCGACTATCAATCACGTTGTAGTTGAGCGAGTTATCTCTGAAGCGAGAGGGTAATTTAAAACAAAGTAATTAATAATTAGTTAATAAGATATGGAAAAAGAAACACTTTTAAAAAAGGTTAAAAACTTCCTTGTTGAATTGACAGGTGTAGAGCCTGAAGTTCTAGAAACGAAGTTAGAAGACCAAGTATTGGCTGATGGTATGACTACTATCCAAGCTGATATGTTTGAAGCTGGGGAGAACGTATTTATCGTAGTTCCTGATGCTGAACCTGTGCCACTTCCTGTAGATGAATACGTCTTAGAAGATGGTAAAATCTTAGTAGTAAAAGAAGAGGGAGTTATCGACTCAATCGTTGAGCCTACTGAAGAGAACACTGAAGAGCCTAAAGAGGAAGAGATTCCTGTTGAAGCTGAAAAAACACCTGAGCAAGCGAAAGTTAAAAAGATCGTACGTTCACAAGTTGAAGAGCAACATTTCTCCGCATTGGAAGAAAAGATTGCAGAGTTAGAAGCTAAGATTGTAGAGCTTTCTAAGGTTACTGAAGAAGTGGTTGTTGAGCTAGCAGAAGAGCCTAAACCAATCCAGTTCAATCCTGAGAATTCACAAACAATCGAGCATATCGACTTAACACCGGGAAAAGCGAGAAGTATTCGCGACAACATTTTAGAAACTATTTATAAATAAAATAACTATGGCAACAAGCACATCATTAACGACTACATATGCTGGTCAACATTCAGGAATGTGGGTTAAAGCTGCTTTATTAAGCGGTAACACATTATCTAACGGCGGTATGACTATCATGCCTAACATCGCGTACAAAGCGGTAATAAACAAATTGAGTACAGACGGACTTTTAGCAAATGCTAGTTGTGATTTCTCTGCTACATCTACAGTAACAATTACAGAACGTACATTAACTTTAGAAAACTTTCAAGTTAATTTATCTTTATGTAAAAAAGACTACATAACTTCTTGGCAATCAGAAGAAATGGGGTATTCTGCAAACAAAGTATTAGCTAAATCTTTCGCAGATTATTTACTTGCATTCGTAGTAGAGAAAGTTGCTGCAGCTATCGAGGTGTCTATTTGGAATGGTGTTAATGCTACTGACGGACAAGTTGCGGGTATCATGACATTGTTAACTACTGATGCTGCTTTACCTACTGCAAATGAAGTGGCGGGTACTACGGTAACGGCTGCGAACTGCATAGAAGAGCTTGAAAAAGTGTACAAAGCGATACCAGCTGCAGTATACGGAGCTGATGATTTGAAAATCTATGTATCTCAAAACATTGCTAAATCTTACATCTCTGCATTAGGTGGATTCGGTGTAGCTGCTACATCTAACAATGGTACAGATAATAAAGGAACACAATGGTACACTAATGGCTCTTTAACTTATGGTGGTATTCCATTATTCGTAGCAAACGGATTGACTGCTAACCAAATGTTAGCTGCTCAAACTTCTAACTTGTTTTTCGGCTGCGGTTTGCTCAACGATGCAAATGAAATACGATTAATTGATACATCCGAAACATTAGGAGATGACAATGTAAGAATCGTAATGAGAGCTGGTTACGCTGTTAACTATCACTCAGTTTCTGATATCGAAACTTACGGAATCACAAACTCTGCTA